TGTTTGGAGTATAAATACTTCATCATATAAAGGTGCTCATTTTGCTACATATCCTATGGAACTTGTAGAACCCATGATTTTAGCAGGAACTAAAGTTGGAGATATTGTTCTTGATCCATTTTTTGGTAGTGGAACAACTGGTCAAGTTGCTCAAAATTTAGGTCGTAAATGGATTGGATGCGAACTTAATAAAGAATATGAACTATTGCAAAACAAAAGATTACAACAACAAGGATTAGAACTTTTATGATATATTATAAATTATGCCAAAAATTAAACTTGAACCTAAAGGTAATGCAGTCAAAAAAGTTAGGGAATTCCTTGTAAATCAAAGAAATCCATTTACTTATACTGATATTGCTAGAAATTGTGATTTAAATGCCACTGAAATATCTATGGCTTTATGTCATTTAATTAAATTGAAATATGCAACAAGAGAGCAAGTTGCCAATCCTAATCCTAAGGGAAGAAGGATCATTTGGCAATATACTTATTTTCCTGATAAGATTAAATGAAAGAATTTTTTATTCTTGCTAATGATGCAGTAAGAATTAATGCTATAGAAGCGATCAAAAAAGCTCCTGAAGGACATATTGTTGAAATCAAACCCAAGAATAGATCCTTAGAACAAAATGCATTACTTCATACCATCATCCAAAAAATATCATTAAAGGTAGAATGGGCAGGAAAAAAAAGAGCAATAGATACATGGAAAAGACTCCTTACTGCTGGTTGGTTGAGAGCAAGAGGTGAATCAATTGAAATATTACCATCTATTGATTATCAAGGAGTAGATATTGTATTTCGACATACTTCCCACCTCACAGTGGCAGAAATGTCAGAGTTCATAGAATACATTATGGCTTTTGCAGTAGAACATGGAATAGATCCATGACAGAATTTGAAGGTGTAAACATTGATGCTATACATTATAAAATGACAACGAAAAAAGAAAAAGACTATTATGGAAAACTCGCAAACTTCGGCTGTGTCTTATGCCACCTCATTGGATTCGAAGGAGTGCCCGCAGAAATTCACCATATCAGAAATGGAAACATCCCAAGAAAGCAAGCTCCAGTCATCCCCCTATGTTTCGAGCATCATCGAGGAAATACCGGTGTTCACTCTCTTGGTAAAAAAGGGAAATTTGAAGCTCGCTATGGAATTAACGAGCAAGCCTTACTTGAATTTATCGAAGAACAATTTGGAGTAAATCCTGTAAATTTGTGATAGTATCCCAACTATGACTAAGCGAAAAAATCCTGAAGATCTATTACCAATGGGTAGACCAACTGTCTACAAAGAAGAATATTGCGATCAACTTATTGAATTCTTTAACAAAGAACCCTATAAAGAAGTAACTCTTAAAGATCGTAGTGGTGGACAAAAAAGAGAAATAATTCCTTGTAAGTTCCCAACACTTGCTAGATTTGCTTGTAACATAGGAGTAACGAGAGAAACTTTATGGGATTGGGCAACATCAAAACTTCCTAATGGGGAGTTAAAACATCCAAACTTTTCTAACGCATATAAAAAAGCCAAAGAATATCAAGAATCTATACTCGTTGAAGGTGCAATGGCTGGAGCATTTTCACAACCATTTGCCATATTTACAGCTAAAAATGTTCTTGGCTGGAAAGATAGACAAGAAGTAGAAAATACTGGATCAGTAGAAATTACATATCATGGTGGACTTCCAGTAAAAACTAATGAAGTATGACATTTATGCTCCAACATTCCATGCAGGGCAAACTGATCTATACCTAAATGGATCTAAGCTCAATGCAGTTAGATGTGGCAGACGATGGGGTAAGACTAGATTTTTAGAGATCCTAGCTACTGATGCAATATGTAAGAAGAAATCAGTGGGGATATTTGCTCCTGAATACAAACAGCTACAAGAACCTTGGGATCACATACGAGAAATCCTAACTCCTATCATTTCATCAGCGAATAGAAATGAAGGAACAATCAAATCTAAATTTGGTGGCAAGGTTGATTTTTGGATATTAAATGATAATGAACTTGCTGGTAGGGGTAGAGAATACGATCTAATTCTTATTGATGAAGCATCATTTACTAAAACTCCACAAATGAAAGAGATTTGGGAGAGATCATTAAAGCCTACCATGCTCACCACAAGGGGCACAGCATGGGTATTTTCAACTCCTAATGGTGTTGATACTGAAAACTTCTTTTATTCGATCTGTAATGATCCTGATATGGGATTTACATCATTTCATAAGCCAACCAGTACAAATCCTTATGTACCACCTGAAGAACTCGAAAAGGAAAGAGAACGCAACAATCCTTTAGTTTTCCAACAAGAATATCTAGCTGAATTCGTGGACTGGTCAGGGATTGCTTTCTTTAGCTTAGACAAGATGCTACAGGATGGTAAGCCTATAGATTATCCAGTCAAATGTGATGGTGTTTATGCTGTAATGGATACAGCAGTCAAAGGTGGCAAAGAAAATGATGGTACAGGTGTTATTTACTTTGCAATCAACAAGTTATATGGACAGCCATTAATTATCTTGGATTGGGATATATTGCAAGTGGATGGAGCTTTATTAGAAAGCTATATTCCTACTATCTTTCAGCGATTAGATGATTTTGCAGGTAAAACACAGGCTAGAAATGGCAGTGTTGGGCTATTTATTGAAGATACTGCAACAGGATCTATCCTTATTCAACAGGGAAGAACAAGAGGATGGAATACTCATGCCATAGATTCCAAGCTCACTGCTGTAGGAAAGGATGAAAGAGCTATTTCAGTTTCAGGACATTTTCATCAAGAAAAACTTAAAATATCTCAATATGCATTTGATAAGGTAGCAAGTTTCAAAGGATCTACAAGAAATCATTTGATTACTCAAGTAACTGGATTTAGAATAGGTGATCGTGATGCTCATAAAAGGGCTGATGATCTATTGGATTGTTTCACTTATGGAATTGCTATTGGAGTTGGCGATAAATATGGCTATTAAAGGATAACTATGTCAGATATAACGATAACTACTACAACCATTGGTGGAAATCTAATGAATATTCTTGCTTCAGGCGATATTCAGCCGGGGGATAATGCTAGTTATGAATTATGTAAAACCCTATGGGAATATCATCCTTTAGGTGGAAAACTCGTAGAAAAGCCAATTATGATGGCTTTATCTAAGCCTAGAATCATTACAGTAGATGCTGAACCAAAAGAAATGTTAGTTGATGCATTTGAGAGAGAATGGGAAAAACTAGGAGCAACGAACCATATTCGTGATGTGAGCTTTATTAAAAGAGCTTATGGTGCTGGTGCTATCGTTATTGGTGCTCCCAATATACCTACAACTGAACCATTAGATTTATGGAAACTTGCTGATCAAGAGATTTATTTTAATCAACTTGATCCTTTGAATTTGGCTGGCTCAATTGTCACGAATCAAAACCCTAATGCTCCTGATTTTCAAAAGCCATTGGCTTATAGTACAGCGGCAGGGCAACCATATCATCCTAGTAGATCAGTAGTTGTATTTAACAACACTCCAATTTATTTAAGTTTCCAATCCTCAGCGTTTGGCTTCACTGGTAGATCAGTATTTTTAAGAGCTTTATATCCTCTTAAATCTTTTGTGCAATCCATGATCACTGATGATTTGGTAACTTTTAAGGCTGGGCTTTTAATTTCAAAACAAAAACCTGCTGGATCAATTGTTAATAATTTGATGCAAATGGCGGCTGGCATTAAGAGAACATATCTTCAGCAAGGAGCAACAGGTAATGTGCTTTCTATTGATATTGATGAAAGTATAGAAGCACTAAATCTCAGTAATACTGATACTGCTATGACAACTGCTAGAAATAACATCATAGCGAACATAGCCGCTGCTTCTGATGTTCCTGCATTATTGCTCAAAGATGAAGCATTTACGCAAGGATTTGGAGAAGGTACAGAGGATGCAAAAGCCATAGTTCAATTCATAGATGGTATTAGAAATGACATGGATAGCTTGTTTAAATTCTTTGACAAGATCGTACAGCATCGTGCATGGAATAGAGAATTTTTCGAAGCAGTTCAAAATCAATATCCTGAAATTTATAAGGATAAGACTTATGAACAGGCTTTTTATATGTGGCAAAATGCATATAAAGCTGATTGGACTTCTCTCATGGAAGAACCACCAAGCGAAAAAGTTAAAGTTGCAGACATTAAGATTAAATCTATTAATGAAGTATTGCGTACTGTTTTACCAGTCATAGATCCACAAAACAGGGCAACATTGATACAATGGGCACAGGATAATATTAATGAAATGGAAGATTTATTTGAAAGTTCATTAAATCTTGATCCTGATTTAATATCTGAATATGAACCACCTCAGGGAACAATGCCTGAAGAAAAATTAACTCGTAAAACTCAATAGGAGTAATAAAATGATATTTAAAGATTTAAGAACAAATAACTTTGTTATAGTTCGTGATGATTTAATGGCAAAAGATTATTTAAGAGATAGTAATTATAGAATTGCTAAAGATGCTGAATGGAATGAAGCAGATCATCCAAGATCACCTAATGGTCAATTTGGTTCAGGTGGTGGAAGTTCTAAAACTCCTAAATCAACAACAGGAAATCAAATAAAAAAATTGTCATCTAGTGAAGCTAAGGCTTGGAAACAAAAATATAACGAAAATGAAGATAAAAATTTTCATACTGAAAATGTTTTAATGGAAGCAAAATTGGTAGGATCTGAAGAAGATATTAAAGAAATCAAAGCTATAAGTAAAAGACATTTACAACTTGGTCATTTATCTCACGAAGATTATGAAAAAAGAAACGCAATCAGCAAAAAACTTTCATCAAAATTAAAAGAAGCATTAGGTGAGTAGGTGATTTATGCGATTTCTCAATAAAAAATCAGGGCAATTTGTAACTGTTTATCCTAAACATACACAAGCTGTATGTGCTTTATTGAGATCACAAGATTATTTAGTTGTTAATGATGCTATATGGCAAGAAGCAGATCATCCTAGAGATACTGATGGCAAATTCACCAATGCAGGTGGTGGAGCAGAAGCACCAACTACAGGAAAAGCAGTAGCACCTATTACAACTCCAGCAACTCCAGCTTTATTATCTAAACCTAAAGCTCCAACAGCTAAGAATAATAAAAAACACTTAGAAAATGTTTTTAATACAAAAGACTTAGAACCATTAAAACCTGAAGCAAGAATTAAATTGGAATCAATTTATGAAAAGGCTTCAGAAGTAAAAGATAAATTTGATGCAATTGGTGAAAAAATTACTAAAGAAGTAAATGGAGAATATAAAAAACCACCATTAAAAGGCACAAAAAGAGCAGTTGAAAAAATTATGTATGATTACAATGGAGATCCAACAAAAATTAAAGATTTAGTTCGATCAACTATTGAAGTTAAAACAATTGCAGAAGCACAAGGAGCAGTTGATAAAATTAAAAAAGAATATAAAGTTCTCGATAGTGGTTTTAGAGATTTATTAAATCCTAATGTTAAATCCAACTTATTTGGTTATCGTGATGCCAAAATGAATGTAGAAATTGATGGAATAATTGCAGAAATACAAGTTAATATTCCTGAAATGCTTGAAGCAAAAAGTAGAAACCACGATAAATACGAAATCATATCTAAAATGGATAGAATTGTTTCATCAGAAAATAGAACTTTTACTGATGAAGAAGCACAAAAAAGAAATAAATTAATTCAAGAAATGGAAGATGATTATGATTCGGTATGGAATGAATTAACTAAATCCATGAAACCTTCATAATTAATCGAAGTTCCTTTAACTGCTGAATCAATTGGAAATTTTCTTGGATGTTTTTCATCTAAAGCACAACATGAAGGTAAGCCATTGCCAGCACCAATAACTACTGGAATACCATCACAATCATAGAACACAGCATTTTTATCAAATTTCATTTTTAATTCCTTCATTAATATTTTATCATAATACTATGATTTTAGGTTGCAAAAAACCCCTTTATTCAAGGGGCTGGAAAACCTACTGGATCAGTAGTAAGCAGTCCAATGACTTTGCTCATAAATCGGAACACCAGCAACAACAGCCACAGGATTAATTCTATACGCATTTGCGTAACTCGCAACTCTAAAGTAAGCATTTTCAGCATCACCTTGGGCACGATAACTACTAACTGCATCACCCACAAAGCTATTTGGAACAGGAACACAGTAACCCTGATCAGGACATCCATTTCCCTCTCTTAACTGGCTGATAGGTCTTACATCTATCATACGACCACGAACAGCAACAACCTGATAATAATCAATATTTGTTTGCTCGTAACCCCAACTACTTCTAAAAATGTCACCAACATTCACAACAACTTGTCTATTAGCTTCTACCCTTTGTGCTCTTTGTTGAGCTCTGTACTGGGCATTACCTCTAATCCTTTGGGCATACTCAGCAACATACTGATTTAATCTTTCTAAATTGCTGAAGCGATACCTGAAGTCAGCGTTATTTCTTCTACCAGCAAAACCAATGGCACACAATCTATTTAAATCAGCGAAGATCTCAATGCCATATTCTGCATCCTGCATCAAAGGTTCATAACCAGCAGGAACATACCTATTTAATTCACGAACAGCCATCACACACCCCCTTGTTGTTGAATTTGTTGGATCACTTGCAAAGCCACAGCTTGTCTACCTAACTGCCCTTTTGCGACAGCCAAAGCAAGAACAGCCCTAGCTTGCTCTAAATTCCGAACCAAATACCCATAAATTTCGAATTCCATTTTTATTCCTTTCGTGAAATAATTACTACAATTACAGTATATACTAATTAAGCATAATGTCAAGCGTTTATTTCAAAAAAACCATATTTTTTTTCTAATATTTCTCTGATGTGTTCACGATCTACAGAATCACCACAAACAGGACAGCCCTTACGAAACTCACGACCATCTTTAGTTTGCAAAAAACGAATTGCTTGTCTAATCACTTCAATTGGAGCACCCATATCATAAATGCCACCAGATCCATAAAAGCTATAAACATAATTTGCGAACTTTAACATTTCTTGATTTGACATCATTTTTATTTCCTTTCGTGATTAAGACTACATTTTTATAATATACCTATTAAGCATAAATGTAAAGTAATTTGTGCAAAAAAACAAAAATATTTATTTTTAATAAAATCCTTGCAAATACCTATTAAGCATGATACTATGATATTGTGGGAAAGCGAAAGAAAAAAAATTGAAAAATTTAATTAATGCAATATCACTGGCAAGCACTTTGCATCGAGATCAAAAAAGACTTGATACAAATGCAACTCCATATATTAATCACCCAATAGCAGTTGCTAAACTATTGTTTGAAGCTGG